ATCACTTGTACAGGTAGGACGCATTTATTTTTTGTTATCGACTGTGAAAACCTGCTTTAAAAAACACAGCGGCCAATGCTCAAACCCTACAGCGCGACATCCATAGTGACAATGGATTCGAATGCGGTGTCCCACAATGCCCGGGGTATTTTGGGGGCAAGCATTGTGGCATGGTCGCGGCCCTTGCCTCTGCGTCCGTTAACGCGCTGGAATCCAAGGATTCCATCGCACACAGAGACGTAACAGTCCACCAACTGCGCTTCATCAATTCCGTACACAGTGCGCAAAAACGAGTGGAACATGTCAGGGTCAACGGTCTTAGCATCGACAGTCATTGTCTTCAACTCCGCTGCAGTGAATTTATACGCCATCGCCTGATTCCGCATGTCCAAATACGGCTTGGACGATAGCTGCTCCGCAGTTTCCAAGAGGAGAGTTCGCAAACTTGCGACGTGTCGGTGTTCATATGCGGCTGACAAAAGCTTGCCAGCCATATATTCCTCATCAGGCACTGCCGGGTTGTAATTAGCACGCACCGGCAGCTTACACACAACACGCCCAAAAGAGGGCACGGGGTAAGTTCTGTTCACACTGGGGACGAAGCGTTTGCGTAAGAACGTCGCCTCTTCGCGGTTTTGCACGACCTTGGTTTCAGCCTGCATGCCCAGTGATTCCGCTGTGCGGTCGTAAGCACGGCTCAGCGCCTTACGACGTCCATTGCGCACGAACGTCAAGTTGTCATCCCCGTAGACCAAAGAGGTACTGTCAGTTATCTCGGCCCGCTTCAAAGCAGCAAGGGTAATGCAAGCATTTACGTAGCCGTTTCCGGTGGTTGTGGTAACCTCCCCGGACCAGCGCTGTCCCTTAACCTTGCCTTTAACACCATAGCGCGTAAAAATGCGAACGCTGGTGTTAGAAGCGAACTCCCTAACAAACCACTTCGGTGCGCCAAGTTTGTAGTAAAACATGGCTTCCCACTTTCGGATGGCGCCCGGCTGGGTGCCATCATTGTTCTTGAAATCGTTCTCAAAGGCTTTTCCCGAGGTGTTGTGAATAATATCGGCTATCTCGTCTGCAGTCATGCCCACGCAGTAGAGGACTTCGTTTCCCCTGTTCTTTGGATTAGTGCGGGACAATTCCTCCGCAATACGACGAGAGAGATAGAACACAACGGATCCCATCACAAGATTGTACATGTCGCCTCCTTGATAGACAACACGTGGCTGGGCTCCGTCATGCTTCAACAGCGCTTCAGATTTGGCGAATACGACCTTGTCCGTATACCCGGGTAGTGTAAAGTCCTGGCTGTCCAAGAGCGCCGTCAACCTCTCCCGCTTTTCACCGCTCATCTCGTCGAGATAAGCCGAAACTGCCTGCTGGTCCATGCGAATTGTCTCGCGCTCGTGGATCTTGTCCATAAGCATTTCGTGTCCCTCAAGGAACGCGTCGCTGACACCAGCCTGCACTTCATGATCACACCTTTTCTTTATAGCCTGAAGAGTGGCTCCCTCGGATTGAGCAACTACCTGAACGGGCACCCCTTCGACCATCGCGCCCTGAATGGGGCGGGACGTACGGGGTGGGTCACGTGTGCGAACGACATTCACCTGAGGCTCTATATGGTTGTACGACACTTCAGTTGGGTAATCGGGGGGGTGATTGTCCGTCACCCCGCCAACTAAAGGCAGTGAGCCTGAGAACGCGAAAGTAAGCTCTCCGAAAGTTATTGTTTGAGTCATTTTGTATTCATGTATGAATGTATAAATGTATGTATGAATCTCGTCGGGC